AGATCGTAGAAGGCTTTGATGCGCTGGGGAAGGGTAACGTTAAAAGCTTTCGGGTTCAGGACAAGCAATCCCGCTACCAAGACACTACCGGCGAAGACTGGATAGACGAAGCGGCCCGCACGTTCACCGCTGAAGAGTTCCGTGGAGCCATGCGGTTTTCAATCGGCAAGTACAATCGGCGCATGGGAAAGAAAGACGAGCTGATAGTTGAGATCGAGAAGATGCGTGACTACTGCGAGCGGTGGCTGGAAGTGGAGCAGGGGCGATGAGCTATCATGATTTACTAGAAAGCAAGCGCCACACAATAGGCAAATTTGGATTTGATCCCGAATGGATGCCCGAAGGCGCTTTTGATTTTCAGCAAGCAATAATAAAAAAGGCAATGCAAAAAGGAAGAGTCGGAGTGTTTGCAGATACCGGCTTGGGCAAAACTTTAATCCAGCTTGCTATAGCTGAAAACGTGGTTAGAAAAACGAATGGCAGAGTTCTTATTCTTACACCTTTGGCAGTGGCCTTTCAGTTTCTAAAAGAAGCCGACCGGATTGGCGTTGATAATATTGAGCACAGCAAAGACGGGAAACACACTAAAAAAATAGTCGTGTGCAACTATGAGCGGTTGCACCTGCTAGACCCGGCAAATTTTGAATGTGTTCTACTGGACGAGTCTAGCATCCTGAAAAACTTTGGCGGCGCTACCAAAGAAAAAATAATTCACTTCATTAAACGGGTAAAGTATCGGGTTTTAAGTACCGCCACGCCATCACCCAATGACTTTATAGAGCTTGGGAACAGCTCTGAAGCTTTAGGGTATATGGGATACATGGATATGCTAGGAAAGTTCTTTAAGAACAACCAGGGTAGCGTAGACAGTAGCAACAGAAACATAGGGGAAAAGTTCTACCTAAAACCGCACGCTGAAAAAGACTTTTTTGCATGGGTTAATCAGTGGGCAATCATGGTAAAGCGCCCGTCAGATTTAGGCTTCAGCAATAAGGGCTACGACCTTCCGGCGCTACACACTAATAAACACATGGTAAGAAATAACAAGCTTATGTCTATCAACGGCCAAGAGAGCCTTTTCGCCATGCCTGCGAAGACGATGACCGAGGTAAGGGAGGAGCAAAAGCTAACGATACAGGAGAGATGTGAGAAGGCTATATCTCTGGCAGAGGGTAAGACTTCCGTTTACTGGTGCAATTTGAATGACGAAAGCGCGACTCTAAAAGAGATGGATAGAGACGCAGTAGAGATCAAGGGAGGAATGTCTATAGATCGAAAAGAAGAGCTACTTCTCGCATTCGCAGACGGTGAAATAAAGAGGCTGATAACAAAGCCTAAGATGACGAGCATGGGCCTTAACTGGCAGCACTGTAACCACACGGTTTACTTTCCAACGTGGTCATATGAGCAGTTTTACCAATCCATTCGTCGGTTTTGGAGGTTTGGGCAAGAAAGGGAAGTGACTTGTGACATGGTTATTTCTGAGGGTCAAGGCCGAGTCATTCAGGCCATAGAACAAAAAACACAAAAAGCAATAGAGCTTTACGAGAACTTAGTAGAAAACGCAAATAGAGACTTTTCGCACGTAACAAAACAATTTGATCAAACTGTAAAATTACCGGAGTTTTTAAAATGAGCACCAAAGATCAGCGGACAACCAAAGATTACGCGATTTATAACTCAGACTGCATGGAGGTAATGCCAACATTGCCAAGCGAATCTGTTGACCTTTCCATTTATAGCCCTCCGTTTGCTGGGCTTTATCAATATTCCAGCTCCGAGCGCGATTTTAGCAACTGCGAAAGCAAAGAAAAGTTTCTTGAGCAGTACGAGTATCTTGTTTCTGAGGTTGCCAGAGTAACGAAGCCTGGCAGGATAACGGCGGTTCACTGTACCGACGTGTTCGATAACGCTTGCTACCTATGGGACTTCCCTCACGAGGTTATCAAGCTGCACACAAAGTATGGATTTCATTACCGAAACAGAATCACCGTCTGGAAAGAGCCGCTTAAAGTCAGAATGCGCACGATGGTCAAAAGCCTTATGCACAAACTTATAGTTGAGGATTCTACGCAATGCTTTACGGCAATGCCTGACTACGTTTTGATTTTCACAAAGAAGGGCGAAAACGAAGTGCCGGTAACTCACCCTTGCGGGCTTAAAAGATACTTCGGGGCAACACCAATACTTCCCAACATACTGGCAGCGTTCAATAATGCCAACGAATCCAGCATGAACGAAGTGGATTTATGGGAACATCTAAAAGAAAAATACGAAGACCATGAAGACCCAAAAACCAGCAAGCTAAGCCATTACATCTGGCAGCGATACGCATCTAGCGTATGGGACGACATACGAATTGATAACGTTCTGCCGTTCAGGGAAAGTCGTGAAGAGGACGACGAGAAGCATGTACACCCGTTGCAGCTAGACGTTATTGACAGGCTGGTGGAGCTATACAGCAACCCAGGCGAAGTAGTCCTAACCCCATTTATGGGCGTAGGGTCTGAGGTTTACAGCCCTGTATCGCTTGGCAGGAAGGCTATAGGTATAGAGCTTAAAGATAGCTACTTTAAGCAGGCTGTTATCAACCTAGAAGCTGCCGGCAATAGATTTGAAGAGACTCAGCAAGAAAAACAAACTGACCTATTTTAAGGATGACCATGAAAATCATAATCGAAAAATCAGACATCAGCGCAACCATGAAACGTGCGTCAAAAGTCGCGCCACAAAAAAGCACCATGCCCATATTCACACACATTGCATTAGACTTTGATGGCGAGCTGCTAACGATAACCGCGAACGATGGGGTGCGCACTTATTCGGAGTCAGTGACCGCCATTGGAGATCCTGGAAAGTGTACTATTGAGGCGCAAAAGCTGGCGCGGGCGATCACCGGAATGAAATCCGGGCCGATTGAAATAACGGAAGGCCAGGTAAAGCAAGGGCGAAGCAAAATAAAACTTGAGTCTATGCCTTTTGAGAACTTTCCACAGCCTGATTATGAGGACGCCACAGTAACCGCTTTGCAATCTAGCCAGTTGGTGTCGGCCATCGCCATTGTTGCACACGCGATGCCTCAGAAAGATGTGCGACCAATGCTAAACGGCATCCACTTAACGCAAGGCTTTGCAGTGGCTACAGACGGCCACCGGATGGCGTTTTGGGAAATAGACTATGATGGCCCGGACATTACGATACCGGCTGATAGCGTGCGCCAAATGCCCGATATGGACGGCGTTGTTTCTGTATCTGATAATCAGCTGATTATTGATGGAAAGGGCTCACGATTTAGCACCAGCTTACAGTCTGGAAAGTATCCGGATTGGCGCAGAGTGATACAAAAAGAGTTTGTCGCAACGGCCACAATAAATGCCGATGACCTTATTGCCGCTATGAAAACAGCGCAGTTGGGTCGAGAGTTTGGTAGCTTTGAATTTACGGCTGAAACGCTTTTAGTTGTAAACGATAGCGCCGAAGCTGCTTGTGACTTGCAGTGTGATGGTGATGTCATAACTGGATTCAGTTACCAATATATGATCGACGCAGTATCCGCCAGCGGCCTGCAAAATGTTGAAATACAGATAAACAAAACAAAATCTAGTCTTGTTAATGGGCACTTTGTTTTGATGCCTGTCAGAATTTAGACAACGTGCGCCTTTCGGGGCGCTGGAGGAATAATTATGTTTGAATATTTTTTGGAGGTTCTTGTCGTGATAACCATTGTAGGACTTGTGATGGTTGTTATTTTTTCGGGAGATGAGCTATGACCGGATTTAAAGACGTAGACCAGACGCCAATCACCTACGGCTGCACCATTGAGCACACTAGCCACGGCGAGCGATACACCGTGGCATACCCCGGCACCGACTGGTACTTTGTGGGTTACGATGGCCCCATACTTCTGCCAGCTACTTGCAAGCATCAGGGCGCTTTTAAGCTGACTGAGTTGCGGGCCAGTAAAGCGAGGGTTGTACAATGAGCAACACAAAAGCAACCGGCAACGAGGCGCTA